GTCTGGAAAGCCATCATCCACATCGCTGACGGTCTGTACCGTCTCGCCGGGGCCAAGTAGCCCCACAACCTTTCACAACGGAGGGCCAGATGGCTCGTAACAACGACTTCCTTCAGGGCAACGTCGGGACGGCCGCCTCTGGCGTCATCGCGACCGAGTTCGGCGACAAGTATCAGCATGTGACCGTGCTGGACATCCAGACCACGTTCCCGGCAATCGCTGGCGGGGCCAACCTCGCGGTCGGCAAGCTGCTCTACACCCTGCCCGCTGGCGGCGCGGTGATCCAGGCCTCGCGCATTTCGGTTGCCATTGACGGTGCCGCTGCCATCCAAGCCGACACGCCCGACATTGGGCTGGGCACGACGATCGCCTCGGGTGCTGTTGCGGTCCTGGGTGGAACGGCGGCCTTTGAGAACGTCCTGACCGGTCAAACCATGACCGACTGCAACGGCACGGCGAGCACGGCGACGGTTGGGACGCAGCTTGTGATCGCCGACGCCGACAGCCACGCCATCTATTTGAACGTGGCGGATGGCTGGGCTGCCGGCGGTGATGCGGCTGCCGACGTGCGCGGCAAGGTCGTCATTCACTGGCGCTACCTGGCCTGATGAGCCTGCCCGAAAATACGGGGGAGAAACGCAAGCCGTCTCCCCCGGTCGAGCATCAGTTCAAACCCGGCAATCCGGGTAGGCCGAAGGGCTCTCGCAACAAGCTCGGTGAAGCCTTCCTAGAGGCGATGCACAACGACTTCCAGCAACACGGAGTCGAGGTGATCCAGAAGGTGCGGATCGAGAAGCCTGACCAATACCTGAAGGTCATCGCGTCGATCCTGCCGAAGGAGCTGAATGTCAACGTTAACGAGATGGACGCCCTGAGTGACGACGAGCTTATCGTCCGCCTCAGAGATCTCGACAGCATCATCCGACCTTTCCTTGCTGCTGCGGGAGAGAATGGCGCTGGCCAAGGAGATCGCGCGGCGACAGCGCACTAACCGGCTTCGGTTTTACCGGCCCTACACGAAGCAGCGGGAGTTCCACGCCGCTCCGGAGCGTGAGCGCCTGTTCATGGCGGGCAACCAGCTCGGCAAGACACTGGCTGGCGCTGCGGAGGTTTCGATGCACCTGACCGGCCAATATCCGGATTGGTGGGCGGGGCGGCGGTTCGACAAGCCGACAGTTTGGATTTGCGGCTCGGAGTCGGGCGAGCTGACGCGGGACGGTGTGCAGCGTCTGTTGCTCGGGCCGCCAAGCGATCAGAGTGAGTGGGGAACCGGTTTCATTCCCGGCGACTGCATCGTTGAGACTGCGTCCCGGCCCGGTGTTCCGGATGCGGTGGCGACGATCCTCGTCAAACACAAGACGGGCGGCAACTCCACGGTCCTACTGAAGAGCTATGACCAAGGCCGCACCAAGTGGCAGGCGAACACGGTGGATGGCGTCTGGTGCGATGAAGAGCCGCCGCTCGACCTTTACTCGGAAGCCCTGACGCGAACCAACTCGACCTTCGGTCCCGTCATTGTCACCTTCACGCCGCTGAAGGGCATGTCAGACGTGGTGATGCGGTTTCTGAAGCCTGAGCCGGATGACATCGGGGCCAGGGACCGCGCCGTCATCCAGATGACGATTGACGACGCGGAACACTACACGCCCGAACAGCGAGAGAAGATCGTCGCGGCCTATCCGGCGCATGAACGCGAGGCGCGGGCGAAGGGCATTCCGATCATGGGATCGGGCCGGGTTTTCCCGGTGGCAGAGGAACAGATCACCTGTGAGCCGATCCGCATTCCGGAACACTGGCCCCAGATCGTGGGCGTGGATTTCGGGTGGGATCACCCGTTTGCAGCGTGCAATCTGGCGTGGGATCGGGACGCGGACGTTGTTTACGTTACGAAGGTCTATCGCCAGCGCGAGGCGACGCCAATCATCCACGCGGCGGCAATAAAGCCTTGGGGGGATTGGCTTCCGATAGCGTGGCCGCATGACGGCCTGAACCACGAGAAGTCGGCGGGCGAACCGCTGGCGGCCCTGTATGAGAAGCAGGGACTGAATATGCTGCCCAAAAGGGCGACGTTTGAGGATGGCTCAGCTTCGGTCGAGGCTGGCGTGACCGACATGCTGGACCGGATGCTGACCGGGCGGTGGAAGGTCTTCTCGACCTGTGGCGAGTGGTTTGACGAGTTCCGGCTCTATCACCGCAAGGACGGGCTGATCGTCAAGGAGCGCGACGACGCCATCTCCGCCTCTCGCTACGGCCTGATGATGCTGCGTCACGCGATCAAGAAGCCCCGGCCCCAAAAGCTTGAAATCCCCAACTTCGGCGCTGTGTAGGAGGCGACATGGACTTGCTTCAGCTTGTCGCCAACGAACGCAAGGCGGCGGTCGGGTTCGACAACGACGCCCTGCTGAAATCCGAGCGCGAGCTGTCGCTGGAATACATGAAGGGGCAAATGCGGGATGTTCCGTCCCTGCCCAATCGGTCCAAGGCGGTTTCGACCGATATCAACGACGCAATCGAGACCCTGCTTCCCGACGTGATCGAAATCTTCACCGGGTCGGATGATGTGGTCGCCTTCACTCCGGTTGGCGAGGAAGACGAAGAGGCGGCCCAGCAGGAGACGGACTACATCAACCACGTCGTGTTTCACGAGAACGACGGGTTCATGCTGCTCTACCAGGGCTTCAAGGACGCGCTGTCCGTCAAGACGGGCGTGTGGACCTGGGGCTGGGACGACTATCGCTTCAAGGAAGAGGCGGTCGAGGTCTCCGACGAGGAAACCCTGAAAAGCCTCGTCATGGGTGCGTCGGAGGGCAAATACGAGATCGTGGGGGTTGAGCCGGGCGAGACGTTCAAGGTCACGCTTAAAAAGCCGGATGGCGGCGGCTGCGTCTGGATCAAGTGCGTCCCGCCGGAAGACTTCGCTGTGGCCCGTGACACGATCCTTTTGCGTGACGCGACCTATTGCGCGATGCGGACCCGGCCCCGGGCGCAGGACCTCATCGCGGACGGGTATGACGAGGACAAGGTCAACCGCCTGCCTCAGTATGTCGTGCCGGATGACGAGATTGAGCGGGCTCGCGACACGGCGGGCGAAAGCGACGAGATGGCGGATACGGCCTTGCGACAGGTCGAGATCGTCTCCCACTACATCCGCGTGGTCGAGAACGGAAAGCCGCAGCTTTACCGCATCGTGACCGGGGCCGATGAGACCATCGAACTGGAGCGCGAGAAGGTTGACGCGATCCACTTCGCGGCGGTGACGCCCTATCCGGTGCCCCACAGGTTCTATGGCCGGTCGGTGGCCGATCTGGTCATGGACATCCAGCGCATCCGAACGTCGCTCCTGCGGATGTTCCTCGATTTCGGCTACTTCGCGCTCAATCAGCGTCACGAGGTGGCCGAAAGCGATTCCAGCGCCAACACGCTTGCCGACCTTCTGCGGAACGAGCCCGGCGTGCCGGTGCGGTCCAAGACGGGCAACGCCGTGCGTCCGATCTCGGCTGGCGGGCTGAACTTCGACGTTCAGGGCGCGCTGGAATACGCCGCGACCATGTCTGAGCAGCGGACGGGCATCATCCGCAATGCCCAGGGGCTGAACCCGGATACCCTGCATGACACGGCCAAGGGGGCCAGTCAGCAGCTTGGACAGGCCCTGAAGCGCACTCGCCTGATCGCCCGCATCTTCGCCGAAACGGGTGTGAGGGATTTGTTCCTCGGCGTGCACGCCATGATCCGCGCCCATGCCAGCCGCAAGCAGAAGGCCCGCCTACGGAACAAATGGGTCGAGATCGATCCGACCTCGTGGGGGTCGCGCAACGACATGACGATCGAACTCGGCGTCGGTGCTGGCGGCCGTGAGTTTGAAATCCAGAAGTCGCAGATGCTGGCCAACATCCTTGGCGAGGTCAGGGCGGCGGCTCCCGGGCTGGTGCCGGTCGAAAAGGTCTACAACGCGGGCAAGGTGTCGATCACGGCGGCGGGCTACAAGGACCCGGATCGCTTCCTCGCGTCGCCTGAAATGGTGAACCAGACGCCGCAGCCTGACCCGGCTGTGGTCAAGGCCGAGGCCGATGCCCGGATCAAGATGGCCGAGCTTCAGATGAAGGACCGCCTGGAGCGGGATCGCATGGCGGCCGAGTTTGAGCTTCGTCGCGAAGAGATGCAGATCGAGACGGAACTGAAGCTGCAGGAAATGCAGGCCAAGGCCCTTATGGGGCAGACGCTCCCGGCTCCGACGATCCGTGATGTGCAAACCGGCGGGGCTGTTGGATGAGCGCGATCATTGACGGCAACGACGCCCGCCAGGAGCTGGTCCACACCGAGCGCGCGTTCCAGGCGATCCGTGACGCAATGGTGTCTCGCCTGCTGAGGACCGGCCTTCAGGAAGACGACGCCCGCCGGGCTCTGGTCCTGACGATCCAGACGCTTGATCTGGTCAGGGACCGGCTGGAGCAGGTCGTCAGGGATGGCGAGGACGCCCAGCGCCTTGCCGACTACGCGGACGAGATCGCCGCACAAGGTTTTGAAACCACCCCATAGGTGATTGATGACCGACGCCACGTCGGAGACCCCGGAGGCCCTGGCCCCGGATCAAGCCCCCCTGTCCGCTGACGAGGCCGTGTTGGCCCTCACGGAAGGTGGGCAGGAACAGGATCAACCGGCCGCCCAGCCGGAAGACGCCCCCGAACCCGGAGAGGTAATCGAGGGTGAAGAGCAGGACGCAGACCCGGAAACGGTAATCGACGCGCCCTCCTCATGGGATGCCGAGGCCAAGGCAAAATGGGCCGAACTGCCGCGCGACATTCAGGAAATCTTCCTGGCTCGCGAGGCGGATCGGGACCGCGCCACCTCGAAAGCAGTCTCCGAAGCCGGACAGGCCAAGAAGCAAGCCGAACAGGAAGCCGCCCAGATCATCGCTCTTCGGAGCCAGATCGAGGACGTGCTGCCCAAGGCCCTTCAGACCTTCAAGAGCAAGTGGGACGGCATCAACTGGGCGGAAGAGGCCCAGAAAGACCCGGTTCGCGCATTCCAGGCCAAGCAGGTCATGGAAGCCGAGCGGGAACAACTCGACCAACTGCAAGCCGCGCAGCGCGAGGCCCAGGCGGTAGAGCACCAGAACCACATCCGCACCGTCCTGGCCGAACTGCCGACCATTGCCCCCGATCTGACCGACCTGAAGGAAGGTCAGGCCCGGGTAAGCGCCCTGTCGAAGTTCCTGATCGAGGAAGAGGGGATCAGCCAAGAAGCCCTGAAGTGGGCTTCCGCTCGTGAGCTCGCCCTCGCCTATGACGCGATGCGCTACCGCGCCCTTCAGGCCAAGGCCAAGGACGCGATCACCCGCCCGCCTGCCCCGAGGTCGGTCAAGCCGACCGGCTCGCCGCAGGTTTCCAACGATCCTGCCTCCACTGTCCGTCGCCGTTTCGCCCAGACCGGCAAGGCTGACGATGCCGTGGAGGTCATCAAAGCACTGGGACTCTAATGGCCGCACCCTCGAATACCACCACGACCCTTGTTTCCATCGGAAACCGGGAAGACCTGGAGAACGTCATCTACCGCGTCGTCGCGGAAGAGACGCCCTTCGTTTCCAACATCGGCAAGGACAAGGCGACTGCCACGTACCACGAATGGCAGACCGAAACCCTTCGCGCTCCGGCGGCCAACGCGGCCCTGGAAGGCGATGACGTTTCGACCCTGAACGCGCCGAACCTGACCACCCGCGTCGGCAACCGCTGCCAGATCTTCACCGAGAGCGGCGGCGTCTCCATGACGCAGGAAGAGGTCAACAAGGCCGGCCGCGACAGCGAACTGGCCCGTCAGAAGCTGCTGAAGGGCAAGGAGGTCGCTCGCGACATCGAACTGCGCTTCATCGGCAACAACGCCTCCAACGTCGAGTCCGGTTCGACCCCGCGTCGTTCGGCTGGGGCTCTGGCGTGGCTGACCTCCAACGTCTCGCGTGGCGCTGGCGGTTCGTCCGGCGGTTTCGCCGGCGGCACCGTCTCGGCGGCCACCAACGGCACCCAGCGTTCCTTCACCGAGGCGCTGGTGAAGTCGGTTCTGGCCACGGCCTTTTCGAACGGCGCTCGTCTGTCGCAAGCCTACATGGGTCCGACGCACAAGCAGCAGTTCTCGGCCTTCACCGGCATCGCGGACATCCGTGCTGACGTGTCGGGCAAGCGCCAGGCCACCATCTACGGCGCGGCCGACGTCTACGTCTCCGACTTCGGCGACCTGACGCTGATCCCGCATCCGTATGGTCTGACTCGCGACTGCCTGATCATCGATCCGGACATGTTCGCGGTCGGCACCCTGCGTCCGATGAAGACCACGCCGCTGGCCAAGTCGGGCGACAACGAGCGGTTCCTGATGACGGCTGAAAAGACCCTCATCTGCCGCAACGAGCGCGGCGCTGCCGTGGTCGCTGACCTGACCTGACCCTAGAGGGGGGAGCTTCGGCTCCCCCTTCGCTTTCCTGAGAGAAACATGCCGAGAACTGTCAAACAGGCCGAACGTGAGAACCAGGCCGCCGCCGAAGCTGCCGATGTGGTCAAGGTCCGCATCACCAAGCACGGGGATGGCAAAGTCGCGACCGGCGAGCATGTCGCTGCGGATGGCGACGTTCTGTTTGAGGCGGGAGAGGAGACTCCGCTTCCGCGCGTCGTGGCTCTGGAGCTTGAGGCGCGGGGCTACGCAGAGATTCAGGAGCCGAAGGCTTGACTTTCGTCCCGCTGTGGACCTCACGCGGCGGGGTCGAGAAGCGACTTCGTCTGAACGCGGACGGGTCGATCGACGTGGCGATGACCCAGGATGTCACGGACATTCTGGAGCGCAACAAGGCGATGGCGACGGAGAACGACGGGTTCAACAAGGCCCGCGATCTGCGTCGCGTCGCAACGATACCGGAGGCCGTTGCCGCCAAGTGGCGCGATGAGGGCTGGTATCCGCACGACAAGAAGAAGCTGGCCGAAAAGCTGAACTCTGCGGAGTGGGCATGGCTGCGGACGGCTGAAGGCAATCTGGGTGTCTCCAACGGAGTGATGCGATGATCTCCGACTACGGGACGCTGAAGACGTGGCTGGCGGATCGCATGAACCGCACCGACCTGACAAACGTCATTCCCGACGCTGTCCGGTCGGCTCACGACATCATCGTCTCTGAGGCGGTCATTGCGGCGGACCTGACCATTGCGGGCCAGAGCACGGCCCTGCCGGCGGATTTTCGTCAGGTGGACGCGCTTTACCTTGTGGAGCGGCCGTTTTCCCAACTGACCGAGGCGTCGCCGGAGATCACGCAGAACATCTCGGGCGATGGCATCCCGACCGTGTTCCGCATCGACACGACGCTGCTGGTCTATCCGTCGCCCCAGGTCACCTACAAGGCCAAGCTGCTCTATTCCCTGTCGCGGACCTTCTTCGCAGACGATGCGGCGACGAACACGGTCCTGACCCGCTACCCGTTCGCCTATGCGTGGCTGTCGCTCGCAGAGCTGTATGGTCACATCCTCGATGACACCCGGTCTGAGCGGTATCTGGCGCGCGGCCTTGGCGAACTTCGCCGTCTGTCGATGGTCGAGGCGGGCGATGCGTCTCGCGGGATGCTTCAGGTGACCTCGACGGCTCCATGAGCATCGTCACCACGGGCCTGACCGGGGCCGTCCTGAACTTCGCCAACT